AGTTTATATTGATGTATATATTACTTAATATCTAGTAAACATCATATATTAGTTAAAATATTAGACTCATCTAATAATGATTTACTTTCTTTTGTTGTGTTTTCCTTGAGTAACTCCTGTTTAGTTTGTTCATGTGTCTTCTTCAAAAACACAGATAAACTATTAATCATGGCTGGATTTAATGCTTGATTCGCAATTGCCTTTGCCGGTAAAATTGGATGTTTCATCTCCTTTAAACTTAATGGAGACCCCCCCTCATAATTATGTCCAATCTCACTCTTTCGCTTCCCTTCACTCTTCTTTTTCTTTTCTGGATCCATCTCATTTTGTCCTAATGGGTCTTCTCCAAATGGATGCTCACTTCTAGCATCACGTTCTCCGCTTTGGTCCCTATCACTCCTATCTCTTAAATCTTTCTTCGGCGTAATAGTTTCCTTTAATCCACCCAATCCTCCCTTTTTTTCTTTATCCCCTCCTTTTTTATCTCCACCCAAATCACCCAAATCTCCAAGATCCGGTATCTTACTACTTCCACCACCACCACCCAAATCTCCTAATCCACCATCATATCCGCCTTTATTATCACCACCATCTCCATCTCCATCTCCCCCAATCTTGTTATAAGGCTTTGCTGGATCATCTCCATCTTCTTCAATTGATGTAAATCTATATTTCTGTTTAGCATCTTCTACTACTTCATCCTGTACAATCTTTATGTCATCGTCTGACATATTGAAAATATTTTTATATATCCAATTATATGAAAAGAATTTATTTTCGACCATATCCGTTGCTACACTTACCTTATCGGACCAAATTTCTATTTTTTCTTTCTCAAATATTGTGGATGGATTGGTAAGTTCTAATTCAAAATCAACTAAACTTTCATCCCGATATCCTTGTGAATATAAATGAACAATTGCTATTTTACTTAATTCAGATGTAATTATACGCTGTAATCGTTGAATAGTTCTTGCAAATCGAACATCTTCCGCTGCAAGTGTACTTTTTCCACCAATTCCTTCTTCAAATCCTAAAAATGCCTTTGGAATTTTAAATGCAGCCATCATCTTATTCTTGACATATTCAATGTCTTCTGTTCCAGTCCATTCCATTCCACCTAATGTATCTATTTTAGTACCACTATCTCCACCACGAACTGGAATATAATAATCCTCTACCATGTTTTGAAGATTAAATCGAAGATTATATTCTCCGGTCTGTTCATCCATATAAGGAACCTTTTTCATTTTATCCATCATCCGTTGCATATATGTATCTACTTCTGCCGGAGGTATATTTCCAATATCAGTATAAAATATTCTCTTTTCAGGAGCACGCATTACTCGATGAATAAGCATAGCGTCTTCCATCAATGAAAGTTGCTTCCATATCCGCCTACCTCCCTCAATCATTGAATTATGAACAACAATTCCTTCTGCAATAAAATTATGTAATTCGTTATCTACTTGAATATCATATACTTCCGTCTTATTACATTCAACAATACTTCGTATTTTTTCAACATGATGGCCATTTTTAAATTCTATGAAATCTCTTGATTTGAGTCGATATGCAAAGAAGTATGATTTGCAGTCGGGATTATATCCACTTCCGATTGTATTCCATGTTTTAGTAATTGATAATCCACATTCCATTGCAATCGTTCGTAAATCATCTATTAATTGTTTGTTAATAGAAGATAATTGATATGAATTTTCATCTATATCACATCCATCAGCATCTGCAAATCCAAATAATAATTCTTGTTTTATATCTAATGGCAAATCCCATATCCACGATGGAACCAATTTATTACTGGATCCAGTTATAAATCCAAGTTGTAGTATTAATTCATATAAATAAACTGAATTGACATTTACGGATGAATCGGAAAACATCCCATTTGTTAATCTATAACGCAATCCAAGTTCCGTAATAAAATCCAAATACTTCTTAGATTTATCAAGTCGATTACCTAATGAAAATGCAACAGATTTACTTGATTTATCTAACCAACCATCCCCCAACAAAAATCCATAAAATCGAACAAATTCTTTAAATTTAGATTTCAATATATCTTCATTTAAAATCTGTAATTTACTATCAAATTTAAATATATCTGTTTCTTCGATTATTAATTTTGGATATTTTATAGAATCTGTAAATTCATTATTTAATGTAGGTAAGATCAAATAATCACTTAATGTTAAATTATTAACCGATTTATATAATCCATCCTTTGTTAAAAATGGATGTTCTGCGGTGGCTCTAATAGTCCTATGAGCAGTTTTTATTTCATATACTGTCTTTATGCCTGACATTATTTTATCTAATACTTTTGCCGTAACTGTAGTATTATTATCAAAATCAAAACTATATACTATATCTCCAATATTTATATTTTGTATTAGTTTTGGACCGTTAGTAGTTGATATATTTGTATTTCCATCCAAACACTTTCCATATGGTAAAAAATTACTATCTGAAATTAAACGAAAATGAGCCATTTCATAATTTTCAAGAACTTCTGCTTGGGCTGTATCTGTAGGTCTAACTTGAAATTTTACATATCGTTTATTATATGGATCTGAATTTTCTATTCGTTCTACATTATACGCTGAAATTGGTTCAACCATATAAATTCCGTATTCAGGAGTAATATATAATTTTAAATAACAATCCCCATATTTAGTCATGTTTCTAACCCATGACCACAAATTAAATTTAACATTTAATATCTCATCAAATAAATTTTCTAGGATAGACTTTACATTGTTATTTGATGAATGTACCGTGATCATTTTTCCTAACTCATTGTATGTCAACGATTCATCGGCATAAATGTCGAGACACGACGAAATTATTGGATCCATATCCATCGTGTCATAATCTCGGAATAGGTCCATTCTAGCGGATTGATAAGATAAAGAAAAGTCTCTAGTATAGGCATTATACGCTGTAGATCGAATACGATTAAACCGGTCCCGCATTGAATTGCGGTCGGTTGCATACATTATATTATCGGTGTCTTTTATTTTTAATTGCTTACCACCGATATTTCGTACTATGACATCTGTCGAAAACAATCTCTTTAATCTTGCATAAAGAGATTGTTTTTTAATATCTATTACTTCATCTTCTAACGGTTTAATTATTTGATTTGCCATAATCTATGTGTATAAATATATTGACTGCATGATAATAGTGTATTTGTTATAAAATGTCAATTTATTGTATTTAATATATTTAAATCAAGTAAATTATAATAACCATCTTAAATCGGTTTGAACTTCTTTACCGAACCCTTGTTTTCCTGTTTTTTGAGACCATGTTTCGGCACCTGCTTGAACAAGTCTAGTTTTAAAGAAAGGAGTTTGATCCATTTTAGTCATTGATATATTACCAATAGTTTCTCTTGTTAAATCCATACCTTCCAATCGTAATCGCATTGCAGTATCACGTACCCACAATCCAATTCCCAATGAAATAACCAGATCATCATGATAATCGTCCATAGCAATTGCTTTTCCATTTTTCCAAATAAAGGTCTCTAATTCAGCTAATAATCGTTTAGAATAAATATCTATAGCCATATTACGGAAATACAATTCAAGATTATTAATAACCAATGGCCGAGTTTTCATATTAGTACTAAATCCAGGAACTAATTTTCTATCTTCACTATCATATCTATTAGTTAATTGACGTTGGACATCAACATATTTTAAATCCGTTGAACTATAGAATGTATTTTTATAACCACGATCAATAACCTGTTGAAGAGTTGCCCAACCCACATTTTCACGTTCAACGATTAATAATGCATCATTATATTTCGTAGATAATTCCACCAAAAAATTACCAAAATCTTTAGTTCCAAGATTTCCTCTATATTCCGCGACTTGAGTGGGTGTTTCTAAAGTAATATCTAAGACATGACATGCCGAGAAATCTGCACCATCTCCTCTAGCAACATCCGCCGATACTACATAAGAATGTGTTGTAACGGGATATGACCATATCCATAAACACCTATCAATTCCAGTAATTTCCATTGGATCTTTTGCCTTGTTCTTTTTATAAAATTCAATTATTGGAAGATCAATGACGTTATCACCAGATGCTAGAAAACTACAATCAAACTCTTGGGAAGCTCTTTTTGGATTTCCTAATTTTTCACCCTCAATACGTCTCCATTCCTCATTTCGTTCTGGATGTAATTGCCAAGGAAGATTTATTGGATGAAATCCATTTTGTCCTACTTTTCCATCACTATTTTCTTCTGCTCCTTGCCACATTTTATGAAAAAAATTACCAACTCCCCTTGGAGTGTTATGGCCTATTACTCCATTATAAATCACAGAATGACACCAAAAATCATTTATATCGTCCGGTAAAGAAAAATCAAATGTTTCATTTTCGGATGGTATAATCGATTTGATTTCACACCAAGCAACATTTTCATTTATGATATTATTCCAATATTCTCTATCTTCCAATGATAAATTATGAGAAAACAATGAATATAAATACACTACATTATCACGGGAAATATTTTTTGTTTTATAGTCAGTCTTCTGTAAACAATAAGATCTTACAGATATACCATATAATCGTTTAATATCATTACACAGATATCCAGATGTTTTTATTAAAGTTTTTACTAAATCAGATGTATTTGGAATAATATCTTTACTACAAGACCTATCTAAATTTTTAAGTAAATATGTGATTTGTTGTTTTTGTTTTCGTTCTAATCCAAATCCAACAACATTATAATATCTTAATACATATCTTCCATATATTTCTAAGTTATAACCATCACAATTATGTTTTATTTTTCCTTTTCTTGCATTTGCAATTTCGTTGGGTTCGTGATAAACGGTGGCAAGAATTCCAAAATTTAATAAAAGCATTCTGACTTGATCAATTAATTTTTTGGAAGTTGATGTGAGTTTTACTACTTTATTAGTTCCGCTTCCATCTCCATCAAAAATACCTCTTAATAACCACCTTGTATTTTCTTCATCCATACAAAGTAATTGTTTAGGAATACATTTTTTATTGGCTTTATTTGATAAATCAAATCCAACATATTCCATAAATTCTATGAAATTTTTATTTGAAACCGTATAATGTATTCCATCGTGACAATAATATATTAAGTTTAATTTATCAAATATCCACGATATGTTATCACCACATGTAATTGTAAGATTTCCTCCAATCAAGTCTTTGTTGTTATTAAGAACTTTGTATGAACTTCCTTCGGATATATATAATCCAAACAAATAACATAAATCTGGAGTTAATTTATCTGAATAGAATGGAGAATGTATTTTGGATGATATAGATGGTTTAAATCCAATTACATCATTTTTATTACCCCATACTTGTTGACCATATTGTATGGATAAGTAATCTCCAATTTCTAATTTAGATGATTCATACCATCCAAATTTATTTTCATTCTTTTTATATGCCCATAATTTGTGATTCCCAGTACATTCTAATTCAGAAAATTTGGTTTTTATAATATTTGTTTTTTGCAATCCATTGTTATGAAACAAATGTCCATATCTAATTCCATTGACTCCCATAACACCATATTTTTTTATTTCATATCCACCTGATTTAGAAATATCAATATAATTTTCAATTTCTTTTATTCCTTGAGGAGTAATTACCATTGTGTTTTGTGTAACACAGGACAATAGAATCGCATTTCCACCAGTACTAATAGTAGGTAAGGCAGATGTCCATAATTCTGATGCTTCTTCAATAAGAGCGCAATTATGACTTATAATATCATTTGAATAAAATTCTAAATTTTTTTCTACATTATTTAAATCATATAAATCAACCAATTTATTAATTTTTCTCTTGGATTTTATTGTTTTTGACCCATTCTTACTTATCAATTCCATCTTACTTCGCAAATCCTTGGCATATATAAATTCACCGGAAATTAATTTAACCCTATGATTCTCAGAACATTCCAAGATTGTAGTATCCGTAAATATAATTTTTATATAACATTTTTTTTGCAATTTACTAATACTCTTGAAATTACTCCAACCAGATGGTGTAAGAACTTCCCAATCATTTATATTTTTAATAGAATTCATTAAAATTTATTCTCAAATAATATCTTATATGGAAGATATCCATTTTCTTTACTGTATTTTATGTGTTGTATTATCGATTTGACAATGTGTAATATTATTTATATTCTTCTGACTCATATAATTCTCCAATATTTATTAATTTTTCTTCTCCTGTAATCTTGTTACGAATATGTATAGGGGTCAAAGTTTCCAAACACTCATCAATAATTAAAAGTGATAAACTTTGTCCTACGCCAGATTTTTTAGTAGTAGAAGCGGCTTTTATTTGAGATCCA